ACCAATTCGTTGCCGTCTAGGAGTACCAGCGTACCAGGCGTATTGATAGCCAGCGTGCCTTTATAGCCTGTGGCATTTATAAGACCGCCAGCTGCAATAGTAAGCCCAGTATTAGGCTCGTAGCGAATCGAGATAGTATAAGAGTAATCGCTAATCTTATTAACGCTCACGGCTGGCTTATTATTCACTGAGCCTGTTAGACCAATGGCGTTATAAATATCTAAAGCCGATGCACCAAAGTTAATAGGCGCTGAAATAAAGTTATAGTCAGTGTTTGTTGCCGAGTATGTTAAAGTGAAAGTGCCGTCAACGATACGCTCGTCGATTGCTAGGGCGTAGGTCACTGATCCGTCGAGACCGCTAGAAGCCCAAGCAGTTAAAGTGCTTAGTGTCGCAGTACCTGTTCCGACGCTAGTCCAAGATGTCGCGTTAACTACGGACGATTGGCGAAGGTGAAAAATTACAATCTCAGGGGAAGTACCTGTGCCGTCCTGAACAACTGAGATGACTGCCGTTGATAATGGGAATAATGCACCAGTGTTAGCGGTGAATGCGGTGCGGTCTCCAGTGCTATTAAACTCGATGGTATAGTTATCGCCTACCTTGGTTACGACTACGCCACCAGCAGAGGTAATACTTGCAAGGGCATTCAGTGCTGTTTGGAATGCAGCTGCGGTGATGTTATAGGCTAACGCGGATGTGGTGTTTGCTCCGTAAGTTACCGTAAAAGTTCCGGCAGTAGGAACGTCGTCGATAGGGCCGAGCGATACTTTAATGCCTGGGCTTGCAGGCCATGTGATTAGTTGGTTCGTTCCGTTGACCGTACGACGCAGATATAACTCAATAGTCTTAGTGTCTCCATAGAAGAAGTATGGATCAGTGATGACCGTATTGTTATTAAGACCATAATAAGCAGTATTATTTGTCGGGTCTATAAAGAATTTGAGGGTCGGTAGTGCCATTGCTTCGAGTCTTTAATTATGCCAAAGTGTCAATTAGTCGTTCGAGAATATTGGGGTTATACTATCTAATTCAAACCGTTCGATTAACTGGTTTGGATAACCGATTCTGCGATACACGCGAAAAGCACCATTGTAAGTACGACCTAGTAATGTTTCAGGTACAAATACCATCCACATAGTTATGGTTCGATTAACTGTAGCACCGGATGTATCAGTATATGTAAAAGTTCTATTAGCAGCTGAAGAATCATCGTATTCTGGTTTAAGCCACCAATTCTTTTCAGCTAAAGTATAAGAAATAGATTCTTCGTGATATAATGTTCCTAGGCCTTGTCCATTTGTTTGATATGGGAAATCTTTTAAACTATCAAATATACCTAAAGCAGTATTTGCTCCTCCACCATAAGGATAATTTGAATTATGTGTAATTATTAGTTTAAAAAAATCTGTTGATATTCCATTAGCACCAACGGTTACACTATAACTACTTAATGGCTCATAACCATTATTATAATATGCCTTAGGCAAAGTGTCTTTAGTTAATCCGTGTTCAAATAAAGTAACAGTTCTTCCACCATAAGTATAATTTTCGTAAAATAATCTGTGACAGGCTATCAATCCCCAGAGTCGTGTTCTATTTGCTTTGAGTGCTAAATTAAAATATACCTGATTACCAGCACCTATGCCTTCTCCGTCTGGTTTAAGCGACCATACTCGGTTGCCGTCTAAATCAACTTGGCTTTCTGGTGGCCCGACTGATGTGCCATCCCAAGCGTAGTTTAAATAATAGACTAAGCCTTTGCGAAGGACTGGATCACCATAAGTATAATACGGTGATTTGCTGGCAGACCATTCTTCAACCGTCGGAGATAAGCCAGGAACATAGATAGCACCTATACCAGCCCAATAAGCACCGTTAGGCAACGGCAACTGACCATTGGCATAACTTACGCCCACCAGTAGTATCCAGCGTTTGTGGCAATAGTTTGACGGCCTACAGACACTGCTCCGATATAAGGGCTACGATAGTTATTGATTGCCAATCCTAAGCCTGTAGCAGCCGTTCCAGTGACCGTTACAGATGCTAGGTTAAAATGTCCATAGCTCGTTGTGTCCGCAGGAATAGTAGCCGACCAGTAAATAGTTGGAGTATTAGGGAATGGTTGTCCGGCTACGCGCACGACGCGGAGGATAATATAACCTGAAGCCGAGACTGTTATAGTAGGGCGTGGTATAGCGTCTATGTATGTACCGTCCACTGTTGGGATCAGTTGGTTAACAGAGCCAGGGATAATTGAAACTTTTGATTCTGTGACACCTTGAACAGTTAAAGGAATATCAGGGTAATACTGAATCTGACTATCAATAGATAAGGATACTGAATTACCTACATTATTAACACTATAACCAGCCCCAGAATCTATGTAACTTTTCATTTAGATTTATTACTTGTAGCAGATTTATAAATAAGACTATGCCAGCCACCAGGTGCTACGCGTATAGAAATTTTTACTTTGTAAAGAATACCGTACTCTTCGTAACTAGCACCAGTAATTAAACAAGGTTCATGATGCCAAGTGCTATCAGCTTTAAAAATTCCTGTATAGATACTCAAATCTGCACCGGCTAAATTCTGACAAGTCTTTCCAACCGCAGCTAAATACTGACTAACGATTGCACGATCAGAGGTATAAAGCGAAGCGTTGATTTGAACGCATGGTCGCATAAAACTTTTAATGCCTGTAAGTTTAAAATAATCTGCTGATGAAGTTGCTCCATTAGTACCCTCAACGAAGTCTTGTTTAGTAAAATCCCATCCCTTATCTTGAAGCCCAGGAGTTGGTGGATTATCACTGCGTTTAAATTCTGGATGTGTTTTAATTGGTTCTGATGCAGTCCCAATATCACCGACAACATTTAACTTAGTAGAGTTTCCATTCTCAATACCTACATACTCAGCTGTGACTGTGGCTAAATTATTGCCGTTAATTGTGTATGATGACCGATGACAGTATAAACGCTTTTCACGCCCAGGGAATACATCACCGCGTTTAGGTGTTTTAAATGGCGCTGAGGAGGCAGTGCAAGTGAATGTCGCACGTCCAGTAATAAGGCCATAGCCGTCAAACTCTACGGAGTAATTGGGCTGAAGGGCTGGGTTCTTAGTATCTAGGCTGGTTGACCCGCCTGATCCATTAAACGTACCTTTGGTTATTTGAGTAAATGCCATTGTTTTAAATTATTTTCCTACTGGGAAATATGTGTCCAACCATTCAGTTGAAACAGTAAAGTTAGTATCACCGATTGGTTTAGAAACTCCAACATCAGATTTAGGCTCTGTATTAGAAGCTATTTTATTTAATGCATCTATTTGTGTTTGTAATAATTCAATCTGTCTATCCATAACATTATTAACATCTCCACCGCCAAACGAACCACCTATCTCGCGAAGGCTTGAGACAGTTAATTTAACAGTTTCTCTTGCGGATTCTGTTTGAGGTTTTTTAGCATCTAATTCTTGTTTTTTAGTTTCATTTGCTAATTCAACTTGTGCGCGTACTAATTCAGATTCTGCATTATTTAAATCATCTTGAGTATAACCATCTGCACCTGAAGCAACTTTTTCTGATATTTTATCAAAATCTTTCTGTGAAATTTTAACATTGTTTTGTAAGTTTTTTATCAATTCTGCACCTTGTAATTGTTCAAGACCACTATTGGCTAATTGAATTTTTAAATCTTCAATTTCTTGAACCTTAGAAACTCTCTTTTTTCTTTTTTCTTCTTCGGCTTTAATTGCAGCTGTCTTTTCTGCTTCAGCCTTTTTAACTGCTTCCGCTTTTTCTTTTTCAAGACGAATAGCAGTTTGTGCCATTTTGTTTTCTTCCTCTGACTGTTGTTGTAATTTCTGAAATATAAAATCAAAAAACTTCTGATCTCTTGCCAATTTGTCCTCTGACATTGAACGATAGTTTTCTCTTTGTTCTTGAGTTAATTTTATCGTAGTTAAAAACTCTTCTACCAAGTTTCCACGATTGCTTGAAATCTCAGATTTAACGGCTTCTTTGTCATACATTCTTGATGCCTCTTGTTGCTTTGTAATCTTTGCATTATCTTCTGCACTTTTTGCAAATCTCTCACCTGGTGTTAAAGCACGACCGGCTGCAGCTGAAGCATTAGCCATTTCTAATATAGTGTTTTTAGCCTCAACAAGACTTTGTTTATATTCATCTATTTTGCTTTTAACAAAATCAAAACCAACCCCAATCAATGCCATTGGCCCGGCTACACCTAAAGCCATTTTTGCAACATCAGTACCAAAGTTTTGAATCTTCTTTTGAACGGTCTCGACGGCTCTGGATGCCTGGTCTTCAGCGCTGATAGTGAATGATAAATCGTCTGCCATAGTTATTTAGTGTAGGTTTGTTTAAGTTCTTCGTCCCTTAATTTTGCCAAATTGTCAATTAGGGCCTCATCGTCCGTGGTCAAAAGTTCTAACTTAGCACCAGCTTGAATTCCAAAAGCAGTAGACAACCATATACAAGTTGCTTCAGGCATATTAATTGCCTGCTCAAAACTTATACCGTTTTTGCAAAGGTTAGCGATTATACCAAGTTCCCACGGCAGGCCTGTTGATGATCCGCTAGAGTTCTTACTGTTGTCGTAGAATTTAGGCCAAGTATCCTGAGTTGAGGTATATCTAATAAACTCTTTAAATGTTTTTTCACGCCTATCTATATCTAAAACAAGTACCAAATAAATCCAATAATCTCTAAGCAGTGTTTTATCTAAACTTTCACCGGCACAAATTTTTAGAGCGATGACTAAATCTTGAATCTTAATCTCTTTGTCTGACTCAAAGAATGGGCTTTGAATTGCCTGTAACCAGAGACGATACTTTAAGCAGAACGGCTTGAGAGATTTGCCGAGTATGCGAGTCCGTTTAGGGACAATACAGGATGCTAAAAAGCGTAGGTCAGCCATGAGCCGAATCCTACGCCTTATTCACCAGAAGTGAAGAGTGTTATTCTTTAGAATGCTTCGTAGTCGATAGCAGTAATCGAGACGCGTAGGAAGCCGTTATTCGTCCCACGCTCTTCGATGTTCGTGATATGACCAGCGAAAACAATAGTGTTACCAGTATAACTTAAATTGTCACCGATTGCACCGCTATAAGCTGATGGTACTAAACCTTCGATTGAAAGATTCTGACGTTTGTCTGACATACGAACACCGACTACTTGACCGTTAGCATCCATGGCTTCATCGGTTTTAGCGAACGAAGTCGAAACAGTGTAGGATTGAACGGTCAAAGATGTTACAGTGCCTGCGACACCATAGATAAATGCAGTTCCTTTAGTGACGACGGTTGATGGCATGGTAGTTTAATTATGCAGTAAAAGTCAAACGGCTGACAATACTAGGATTACGTTATAATTTACCGAGGTCATGAACGCACGATCACCTTGCCCTGTGTCGATTGAGGTCATCAAGGAGTCATAGGCCGTAGCGTCTCCACCGTTAGTAAAGCCTGCCTTAACGCTAGTTACGTTGTCCATTACAGACATTACAATCTGACAGACGTTGCGGTGATTTGCTAGGGCTGATGCACCGTCGATAGAAGTGAACACCCCAATCTTAACCTGGGCTACATAGTTGCCAGATCCGCGTGGTATGTCGTTTGGGAAGTTAAGGCTCTCGCACGATACGATAATCGATGGCAGTTCAAGCGTCGATGAAGACTGACCTTTATATATTGTAATACCGGATAACTCGGTGGCTTGCGATAAAGCGTAAGCACAAGCGTCTTCGGTGATGTTAAGTGGTGATTTAGTTCCCATTGTTATGATTTTTTGTTTTTAAATTTTTCGATAGCTGCGCGCTGAAAGTATTGCATTCGTCTTTTCATTTTACCCGATCGGGCAGATATAACTTTTAAATATGTGTTAGCCTGATATGCAATTCCGAATATATTACCTATATTGTTTTTAATTACGATAGCAGACCGTCCACCTGTTCCAGTTGTCATATTTATGCCGACTTCACCAAATTCATTGCTATGACGTGTAATAAATTGTGGAAGACCTTTTAAACCAAAATTCTTAGGCATTCCGTTAATTGAGGCAGGCCCAATCTTTTTAATAGCGTCGTACCAGCCAGACTTCATCCAGCCGACTCGCTCTTGGCGTTTCTTAATATAGTCTTTTAATTGTGCAGGATTTGCAAGTGCTGGTATTCCTTTGCCTCCGCCATTCTTACGAATACGGCCCTTATACATTGCTCGTTGCGAATCGTGAACCTTTTTAATTTGTGACTGTGTTTTTAAAATCTGAAGTTTGCCGTTATGCGATAATAACTGCTTTGCTTTGTTATAAGCTCTGCCAAAGTTTTCATCGTCGTATATCTTTTGAATGATACCAGGCTTCTTTGGACGAAGACCATTTTTCCAATCTGCGAATTTTTTACTACTACCGCTAGGGCCGACCGCAGCTGATAAGGCTTTATTTTCGTAAGACACAACCGAGAGAATGTCGGACTGTACTGCAAAGTTTCCCCATCGCTCGGCAGTCTTGGTATCGCCTTTACCACCACCAGCACCATCCATTGGTGGAGTATAAACCATAGCCTCGCGCGCAGTCAGGCAAGACTCCTCTTTTAAAACATCCTCAACAATCTGACGTGTTTCTTTTTTGTAATCACTGAACGCTCTTTGCAGTCCTTCTAAAAGGTTGCGATTTATTTGTACCTTTAAATCTGAGTTTTCAAAACCCATTTATCGCTGGTTAACATCACGGACGGTGATTTGAATCCAAGCCGATCCAGTCTTATAAGTCGTGCCGGTGATTCGGTAGACATTACTTTCCCAGGTACAAGTCTTACCGATTGCAAAGTCTGTATTGCGTTTAGTAAGATTGCTAACTGTGGCAGGGATTTTAATGAGGGTACTAATCTGATCCATCAGGCCACCGCTTTCTAGCGACTGGGTTAAAGTAGCGTCCGACACCGAGCATTGATAAGTCGTTCCGTTAATGATTACAGGCAGGCCAATCTCGTCTGCTATAGCCAAAGCATCCGCTAGAAACATGGCATTAAGGTTATCGTCCATATAAATTGCGTCCTATGTCAATCTCTGGATGGGGTCGTAAAGGGGTCTCAGAAGCCCTCAGAGGCGTTTTGATGTCTGGAACGGGTAAAGTGTCAGCCAACAAAAAACCCCCACCGTTTCCAGTGAGGGTCTTTCTCGTCTTTACGACTGCGTATTAGGCAGTGGTTAAGCGAGTAAGGGAAGTGGCACGACCCTTAGCTGCACCGAAGAGCAAGGTAGCGGTCACGTTGTAATAACCGGATTGTTCTTGACCCATGAGAATCTGAATTCCGAGACCAGTGTCAGCGTCAACGGCTGAAGCAGTTTCGAAGCCAGGGATTTCAGCCATAGGCAAACCAGAGGCTACTGCAATCGCGTCGCTTCCGCACATAAATCCAGCGAGTGATTCGGAATTAGTAGGAAGTGAAGACCACTGGAAGACAGAAGCACCACCGATAGAACCGATTTGGCCTGTAGTGATTACTTGAGCGCCTAAAGCGTAAGCGGCTGCAATTTGAGCGTCGGTTAAAAGGTTGTTAGCGTAAGTTGGGTTAACGATTAAGGCACGAACGTCAGAAGCCTTAGCTGCATCGAGTACTCCTTTTGCAGTTACAACTTCAGCATAAGATAAACCAGCACCAGTATTAGCCGATGAGGAGTAATTAGCTGCAGTGATCAGAGCTGCGATTTCAGCCATGCAAGCTTCAGCAATAGCATTTGAAGCCGTTGGGGTGAATGCTGATACTAAATAATTAGCACCATATTGCTTGATGTCCAGAGGACTGAAACGGCTCGATACTTTGAAGTGCTTGAGGTTAACAGTTACGCCAGTTAAAGTAGCGTCGTCTTGAGTGAGGTATCCACCGCTTCCGAATTCGGATGCTGTAGAAATCCCGACCAATGGTACGAAGACAGATTTACCGGCTTGTCCTTCGAGAGTGCTGAAAACACTGGAGAAAGATTTAAGCGCAGGGAGTTTGCCCTTGATTGAGTTAATTACGCTTTCAGCCAAGACGGCTGGCGCACTTTGAATTGAGTTCGACACGGTATTATATAGGTTTAGTTAGTTATTAATTAGTTAGAGAAAAATTAGATTGAACGAATGATTTCGTTTTTATGCTTTGCGAAGTAAGCCGATCGCTCTGCACCCATGTCCATAGCCAGGAACACTTCTAGGTGATTCACTGCTTTTACGGGTTCGTCAGATTTATCGCTAGGAGAAAGTTCGACAGGGTTA